CAACTCGTGCAACTCGTGCAACTCGTGCAACTCGTGCAACTCGTGCCGTTTGTGCGACTCGTGCACCTCGTGCGACTCGTGCACCTCGTGCGACTCGTGCACCTCGTGCTACTCGTGCGACTCGTGCCGTTTGTGCAACTCGTGCAACTCGTGCAACTCGTGCAACTCGTGCAACTCGTGCAACTCGTGCAACTCGTGCAACTCGTGCGACTCGTGCCGTTTGTGCGACTCGTGCCGTTTGTGCGACTCGTGCAGCTCGTGCAGCTCGTGCAACTCGTGCAACTCGTGCAACTCGTGCAACTCGTGCAACTCGTGCAACTCGTGCGACTCGTGCGACTCGTGCCGTTTGTGCGACTCGTGCCGTTTGTGCGACTCGTGCAGCTCGTGCAGCTCGTGCAACTCGTGCAACTCGTGCGTCTCGTGCGACTCGTGCCGTTTGTGCCACTTGTGCCATTTGTGCGAAAACAAAACCGGCGAAAATATGCCGGAAATTCCAATTATTGAAAATATTCATCAAAAAGTTGCAAATAATATACACGCTCTGGAAATGTCACAATGGCATTCCCCATGCGGCACAACGCATTGCCGCGCCGGATGGGTTGTTGAATTAGCAGGAGAAAAAGGCAAAGCACTTGAAAAAGAAACATCAACACCTTTCGCCGCGATGTGTATTTATAAAGCGTCATCTGCGCGATTCCCCGAGTTTCGCGATTTTTATAGCAATAACGAAATTGCGAAGAAATCAATTCTTGAGTTTGCTGAATGGGAGAAAGAACAGAAATGAATCCTGAAGCCAGAACCACAATTGTTTGGGTAATACTCATTAGTTTGCGAGGAATAATGTGAGCAACAAACAATTCCACACAATTTGTATACTACTCGCCTTTAGCATTATTATTTTTGCTGAATCTTTCGTTAATTGGCTATACCCACTGTAAAAGGAAACTTTAAAAATGAAAATTGTTAAAAATGCAATAATCATCAATACGATATTGTTCGTGATTATAAGCGCTTCCGTTCTATGGTGCGGATTTTCCGAAGCCGCGCAACCGTTTATTGGCGTATATAAACATGGCGTAAATCTTGACAACCCTGGCATTGAAATTGGATTACAACAAGATCAATGGGAAGTACAGCTCGCATTTACGCAACCTGATACAAAAACCTATCGGCGAGAAACAATCCAGATTGCGTCACTATCGCGAAAATTTCAATTTAAAAACGTTTATGCACGAACCGGTATTGCGCACGTTTGGGGTGCCGAACATTTGGTTGGCGGCGCTGTTAATTTCAGACTTGGCGCGGGCATTGAACTGGGAAAAGTACAAATAGAATATATGCACTTTTCAAGCGCTGGAATTCATTCGCCGAATTATGGCTTAGATATGATCGGCTTGCGCTATAGGTTTTAACAGTGAAATTAACATCATTTCAAAAGCTGGAGGACGCGACATTTGATTTAGCGTATCAAATGCTTGAAGATTTTTGCCCTGATTTTGTAAATGTGCGCAAGGGGTGCTGTGATCATTGCGACAACGTTTTAGCTGATGTTCGCGCAAATATGAGCGTTGCGTATTATAGAAATGCGAAGTATTTGTGTGAAATGGTCGGTAAAACTTGCGATATTGAATTATCTAAACAATTTGTGCAAATCAGCAGGGAAATTTGTTTATCAGCTGTGCTAAGTTTTGAAACATACAAATTAGAGCAAAATGTAAAAAGGACAACCCACTAATGAATAGTCTAGTTTTTGAAATGCTATATGGTGAAGATGAATTACCAATCCCAGTGTTTGTGCCAACGTCTAGCGTAATTCGCAAGCAATGGTTATTTTGCCCGAATATTGCAACATATCTAACGAAACAACTTGAAAAAGAGGAAATTAAAAATGAATGTTGAAGCGCTTGAAAACATTGTATGGATGGGAACTGCCACGCTTGCCACTATAATTATTTTGGATTACATAACTGCGTTTATAAAATCCAAAGCTAAACTTTATTATATAAAACGAGTAAACGGTAAAAATTTGATTTATGTGACAACACAAAAAGGTTATTCACCTATTGATGCGCTTTGTAAATTCGCAACTAGGCGGAGTTATTCAAATTGTCATTTTATGAATATGAAGCTAACGACCGTTGACGGGAAACAATACATTGCGGAACTGAAATAATGTTTGCATATTTGATAAACGCAGCAACAGCAAAACCTATTACCGAAATGGGCGAATTGCGGCAAAACGAAGTTGTGCAAATTGAAACTATCGCGGACGTTGCCCAAAAATTAACACTGAAACAGCTTGTAAATTTGTATATTAATTTGGGAGGAAACCTAAAACAAAACTGTATTGACTTAATTGTCGAAGTGTGGGAAATGCTAAAATTTGAATTCGGAGAATTGGAAAAATGTTAGATAAAATTAAAATGTATCGCGCGGGTTTAGGAGTTACGCGCTTGCATAATATGCCGCATATTTCACACTATGATAATGGATCTCACAGTGCAAATGCCGCACTACTCGCGCATGAAATATGCGTAGCCAACGATATAAACAGCGCGGCGGTCGTGTTGTACATGCTAAAACATGATTTACATGAATTTTACACTGGCGATATCCCCGCGTATGTAAAAACAGATAACCAACCGCTTGGTGATGCAATTCATGCACTTGAGATGCACATCGAATCGTCGCACAAAATAGATTTACCCGTATTATCATATATTGAATGCAATGTTGCTAAATTTTGCGATCTTGCTGAATTGGGTTTCTATTGCATCAAGGAAAAGAAACTGGGCAATATAAATCTAATGGGAATTTTGCGAGTTGTTACCAGCAAGTGCGATATTTATACATCGTTAATTGGCGTTAGCCAAATTGTAGAATATTTTGAAGGCGAGCTATAATGGACGTAAACCAGTACCAAATCGGCGGCAAACATTATCGCACGGATTATCGCACGGCCTATCAACATTGGGATTTTTGTACAGATACGAATATTCATTTTTTGCTAGGCAATGCGATAAAATACCTTGTTCGCTGGCGAGAAAAAGGCGGCGTGCAAGATTTGCGTAAATGCTCACACTATATCGCAAAAGCCGAAGAATGCGGCGTTTATTTCAAATGGTTATTTTTCAAAAAGAAAAATGTGGCAAAGTATCGCGCAACATTGGGACCAGATGAGCAGGATATTTTTTCAGAAATCATTGCGGGTGATTATGCGGTTGCGCAGCGATTATTAGCTATTTTGGTAAATCAACAATGAAAGTTTTAGTAGCGTGCGAATATAGCGGAATAGTTAGAGACGCGTTTGCAGCGCGCGGGCATGATGCCTGGAGCTGTGACTATTTGCCGACAGAAAAACCCGGAAGGCATTTTGAACGAGATATGTTTTCGTTGCCGCTGCAAAAATTTGATTTAATTATTGCACATCCGCCATGCACGCATCTTTGCGTCAGTGGCAATAGGTGGCATTCTGGAACGCAACAGCGCGCGGACGCTGCTAAATTTATTAGACGAATATGGGAAATCCCAATTGCCAAATTATGTATTGAAAACCCGGTCGGGGTTATCAATACGCTATTGCCGGAACTGCCGCGTCCGCAGTATATTCAACCTTGGATGTTTGGCCACGGTGAAACTAAAAAAACAGGATTATGGAAAAGAGGTTTGCCGGATTTAGTCCCATCTCGTATTGTGGATGGGCGCGCAGATCGAATTCATAAAATGGCACCTAGTCCGCTAAGATGGAAAGAGCGTTCGCGCACTTACGCTGGAATAGCGGAAGCATTCGCGGAGCAATGGGGATGAAAATTTTACTGCTACTGTATATTGCACTTTTAACTTACGCGCTTTCTTTTTGTAGTTACGAAGCTGCAAAATGGATAAACGACAACAGTACCGATAAAGTGCAACAAATACTTGATGAAATCGAGGGGAAATAAAATGGGCCTTTTATCATACAACAGACTTTGCGAATTAGTAGAGCGCGGCGTAATTAACGCGCCAATGGAAAACGTAAACGCAGCGTCTATTGACATAACTTTGCACGATGAAATTTTAATTGAATCTACAAGTGCGTATTTTAATGTGGATTTAATGCGTAGGAAATCAGTAACAACTACAAATTGCAACATTCACACTAACTACCAAATGCGACCGGGTGAATTTATTCTTGCGTCATCGCGTGAAATTTTTAATCTACCTAATAATATTGCTGCGGAATACAAACTTAAATCATCGCTTGCGCGCAATGGATTACAGCATTTATTGGCGGGTTGGTGTGATCCAGGTTGGACCAATTCGCGCTTAACTTTAGAATTAAAAAACGTGACACAGCACCATTGCCTAACTTTAACTCCCGGAATGAAAATTGGGCAAATGGTATTCTGGGAATGCGAACCGGTTCCAGAAGGCGCGGCGTATGACAAGCGCGGACAATACAATAATCAGGCGAGCGTAACGGCGGCTAAGGGATTGCGATAATATGAAAATAACAATATGTGTTATAATGTTAGCGATTATCGGCGGGTATTATAAATGCCAAGCGCAAAGCGCCGAAAAATATTCAATAAATCCGGCGTTGATCGAATGGGCGAAAAAAGTTTGCGACGGTGAATTTAAACGGCTTGAAATTTTAATGGACGGCACAGCCGTATCCACATGCAAAGACGGGCGAAAGAATATAATTACATCAAAAGAATTCTTGCCTTACCGAAAGCAAGTCGGCACGCTAGACGCGCATATTCTGCGGAATAATTGAAATGGTAGTTACTTGTGACATTGAATGCTATAAAAATTATTTCCTATTAATGTTTATGCGCATTGATAATGGAAAAGTTTTATATTTTGAAAAATTGAACAATTCTGAATTAGACCGCAATGCTATTTTAAAGCTGTTGCAAAAATTCAAAATTGTGACTTTCAATGGACTCAAATACGACCAATTGATAATTGAAGGAGCGCTTTCGGGCTTTACAAATGAAATGTTGTACTCAGTTAGTCAAGCTATAATTGGGGAAAAATTGCAACCGTGGGAAGTGCGCAAGCGCTTCGGCTTTCCGCAAATTCAGGTTGACCATATTGACCTAATTGAAGTCGCCCCGCTGCGCGGCGGGTTGAAACTATATGCCGCGCGCATTCACGCCCCGGAACTGCAAGATTTACCTATTCGCTTTGATGCGATAATAGATGAATTTGATTTACCACTACTGCGCGAATATTGCAAAAAGGATAACGTCGATACAAAATTACTTTATGAAAAATTAAAACCGCAAATTGCTCTTCGCGAATCATTAAGCGAAAAATATAAAGTTGATTTGCGTTCTAAATCTGACGCGCAAATATCGGAAGCAGTTTTGAAAGCTGAATTGCGGCGGCAATTCAATCTTGACGTTACTCGCCCGAATTTAAAAGAAGATTCGTTTAGTTTCCAATGCCCGGAATATATAAAATTCAAAACCCCATTATTGCAAGAATTACAACATGATTTTATTTCAAACCCGTTCACTTTAAACGCTGCGGGTCACATTCAATTGCCAGCAAAACTTAAAAATCGAAAATTCAAAATCGGCGGAACAACGTATAAAGTTGGAGTCGGGGGCCTTCATTCTTGCGAAAAATCAACTCGACACACAAACGAAAACCATTTATTGCGCGATTATGATGTTACCAGTTATTACCCGTCAATAATTTTGAATAATAAACTATTCCCTAAACACATTGGCCCCGCGTTCCTGAAAATCTATAAATCAATCGTTGACCGCCGGTTGAAAGCAAAAGCTGCAAAAGATAACGTGACAAGCGAAAGCCTAAAAATTACTATTAATGGGTGTTTCGGCAAATTGGCGAGCAAGTGGAGTTTTTTATATTCCCCTAACCTCATGATGCAAGTCACTGTAATTGGTCAATTGTCACTTTTGATGCTAATTGAAAGACTGGAGTTAGCAGGCATTCCGGTAGTTAGCGCTAACACTGACGGTATTGTAATAAAAGCCGATTATATGGAATTCGGGATCGAGCCGATTATAACCCAATGGGAAAAAGACACCGGCTATATGATGGAGTCAAAAGATTATTTAAGCCTAAATAGTCGCGACGTTAATAACTACATTGCCATATATTCGGACGGCGCTAAAGCTAAAGGTGCGTTCGCCAGTAGCCAATTAGATTCGACAATATTAAAAACTAACCCTGCCGCTGATATTTGTGCGGATGCTGTTATTGAATTTTTGAAAACCGGCACGCGGATCGCCGACACTATTGCCGCGTGTAATGATATTCGCCAATTCATAAGCGTTCGCACTGTCAATGGTAAAGCGGTTAAAAACGGGCGAACGCTGGGGACAATTGTCCGCTGGTATTATGGGGCTGGGGAATCGGGAGCTATCCATTACAAAACCAACGGTAACAAGGTTCCCAAAAGCGACGGGGCTATTCCGGTTATGAATTTGCCGGATTTCATTCCCGCAGATTTAGACCTAAATTGGTACATCGCAGAGGCTGAAAAACAACTGAAAAGTTTAGGGTATAAATAGTTAAAATCGCTTGCATTACGCCTTTCACGCGTTATAATTGTACTTGCAGTAATAGTGCTGCTTTAACACATAACACAGGAATTTTAAAATGGCCGGTAAAGTTAAAAAATCACCAGTGGCAAAACTCGTTGCAGACGCCGAAACTGTCGAAGTGAAAGTGAAGAAGCCGCGTAAGCCGCGCGCTGAAAAACCAAAAAGCGAGGAACGTCAAAAGCTGGACGCGCTGAAAGCTGAGAAAAAACGCATCGCTGATGAGCAAAAAGTACTGCGCGAAAAACTAAATGAAGGCGCCGAAGAACGCGCAGAAGCTCGCAAGGAACGGGCAGAAGTGCGTGCCACAGCATTTGCCGCTAAGAAGGCACTACACAAGGCGCTGGTTATCGTTCCTAGCGTGTTTCAGAGCGCGGACACCTTCGCTATCGAAGAACTTGCGGACGCTATTGTCGAAGACGCCACGGCGCTTGCTGCCGCTGTTCGCCAGTTCTCAACGCATCAAAATACAATCAATACCCTGTAAGTGTTGTTTTTGGCGCCTCCATTGTGGGGCGTCTTTTTTTTTATTTGCAAAAAGCGTTGCACTGTTGATTTCAGGTGGTGTATAGTGGTTTCGTTGTTTAAGGAACCCGAAAGCGAGAAACTGAAAAATGAAAATGTCAAAAGCGTGCCAAACCGAACTAAACGCATTGCTGGACGAAGCAAATGAAATCGGCCACTTTGAATTTATGGAAGAACACCATGGCGAAGGGGTTTGTTTCAATTGCGGCGCTGCTCGCTGGGAGTGCGAGCCTGATGCGGAAAAATACGAATGTGATAAGTGCGGCGAAAAGGCGGTCTATGGGTTACTGACCGCCTTTTTGCAGTATTGCTAATACGCAATGCGCCCCCACTGTGGGGCGCATTTTTATAAGGGTCTATTTTATGGGGGCGATTGAAAATTTCATAAACAACGCCGAAAAGCTGACAAAGAAAACGGCCAGCACCAGTGAAAAGACAATTGAACAAACTTTTTGCAGTTATGCTAAACGGCGCGGATGCTTACCGCTAAAGTTAATCACGCTAAATCAGCGGGGATTTCCTGATCGCACAATATTGTGCCCAAATGGAAAAATGCTATTTATTGAATTCAAAGCTGAAAAGGGTAAACTATCTGCGCCGCAAAAGGCAGTTAGAAAACAAATAATAGAATTGGGATTTCGCTATTATGTTTGCTATACCGCCGCGCAAGCCGAACAATTATTAAATGAATATCTGGCAACCTCATAACTACCAACTGGAGGCGGTTAGTTTTTTACTGACCAATCCAAAATCGGCGCTGTTTCTTGACCCCGGTTTAGGTAAAACTTCAACCAGTCTTTGTACAATAAAAATTATCGGCGGCGGCGTTTTGGTTGTTGTACCTAAGCGGCCTATGTATTTAACTTGGCCAAAAGAAATAGAAAACTGGCGCAATTTCACTAAGCTTAGTTATTGCATATTACATGGTAAAGGTAAAGTTGATTTATGGGGTAAAAAGAAAGATATTTATCTAATAAATCCCGAAGGTTTGAAATGGTTATTTAAAGAATTATTAATAGGTTTAAAAGCGGGTAAAAAATGTCCCTTTTCGGCATTGTGGATTGACGAAAGTACAAAATTCAAAAACCATAAAGCTCAGCGGTTTGAATATCTCGCGCAAATGCTCCCGCTATTCACTCGCCGCCATATTATGAGCGGGACGCCAGCTAGTAAAGGTTTACAGGATTTGTGGGCGCAATTTTTCTTATTAGACGAAGGGGAAGCGCTGGGAAACAATTTCTATAAATTCCGCGCAAAATATTTCCATTCACCCGACTGGAATGAATACCAATATATTTTGAATGATGGTGCGGAAGAAGAAATAAAAAAGCGCGTCGCTCCCGTTACTTTAGAAATGTCCGCAGAAGATTACCTAGATATGCCACAAATTTTATATAATCAAATTTATATTGATTTACCAGAAAAAGCGCGAAAGCAATATTCCCAAATGGAGCGCGAATTCTTTATTCAGATTGATGATCAGGAAATAACTGCAAAAGCTGCGGTAAGCGCGGCCAGCAAATGCCACCAGATCGCGAACGGTAGAATATATGAGGCGACGCCAGACAGGCTTAACGATGTGGAGGCGCGCCGCTGGATACGCTCGCGCAAGGCTTTACTGGTTCACCGGGAAAAACAGCAGGCGATAGCGGATTTAGTCGAAGAACTGGCGGGAAAACCCCTACTGGTGGCGTATTATTATCAGCATGATTTAGAAGGGCTGCGCGAAACCTTCGGCGCGGATTTACCGCATATTGGTCGCGGAGTTAGTGACGCAGACGCGGCTAAAATTGAAGCCGCTTGGAATCGCGGCGAGATTCAAGTTTTAGCATTGCACCCGGATACCGGCGCGCATGGTTTAAATTTGCAAAAATGCGCAAATGATATTTGTTTTTATAGTTTGAGCTATAGCACTGAAAATTATTTACAATTTGTCCGTAGAATTTACAGGCAAGGGGTTTCGGGGCAAGTGCGTATACATCATCTAATCGCAAAAAACACTATTGACGAAGCCATATTTTCCAGATTAGGTGATAATGCACAACAGCAAATTGACTTTAGAGCGGCGATTAAGATTTATCGCGAGACCTCACTATAGCTGAAATAATCCCGGCGATGCCTTCGGATTGTGCCTGCTTCCCGTTTGCCGCGTCCAATTTATTTCTATGCTCTGTTTTCAATATACCGAAATATGCGTGTAACAAATACACCAGAGGGCCGACAGCCGCCAAAATAAACGGCCATCCATCCATTACCGACCGCACAATTTCAGCGTTTCCAACGATTACACCGTAAGCCCACGCGCTGACTGTTATTAATATGGCTGCACCGATAACGTGGAAGCTATGCTTTGCAATATATGGCCGCGTCGAATGTGGATTTTTTGCATCCGAGTCAAGAGCAGCCCGCAATGTAGAATGGTTTTCTTGAATTTCAATTTGTTGAATATTTAATTCTTTTTCAAAAATTGCGGCTTGCGCCTCTGCTGGCAAACCTTTTATTGTTTTTTCTAAATCTGAACCTGTGGCATCTTCCGGCAATTTATATTTATCGGGGAGCAAATCGTTAACAATATCCACAACAAGCGCGCCGCCGGGCACTGTATTTTTTATAATGCCCGCGCCTACTTTTTTAATTAGGTCGCCAAGTTTCATATTATAACCCTATGTTTAAACCATCCATAAATGAAAGATTTATCTTTCTCGCGCCTTTCTGCCAGATCAACATAAAATGCGCCTTGTAAGGAATTTAGTACGCGCAACAAAACAATTTCGTCTCGACGCAACAAATATTGGTAAACAGCATCTAGAGTTTTCGCACCTATATTTCCATCAACAGTTACATTTTCGTAATGCTTTCCGTTATCGTTTAACACATTTAATGCGCGTTGCAAAAATGTCGCCGCACGGTGTACACCCATATTTACAGCAGTGTCTGTAACTTCGTCCGCGATTTTTTCGGAAAGGAAAACTAACTGATCGCCTTGCACCGCGTCCCAGTATTGTTTACCATAAATTTCTTCGGCTACAGCGCGCAGCATATCAATCATTTTACCGGTGTATCCATTTTCCCTTGCAACTTTAACCGTTATACCGAAATTCGTTTCCCCGCCGGAATCGTTAGGATCATTAACGTAACCACCTTCGCGGGCAATAATCGAATTTACAATTTTTTGTTTCATGAAATTACCGTAAAAAGCTCAGTGCAATGACGCGGCCTGATCCGCCTGACCCGCCTGCGGCATTAAAAGCGGCGGAGACTGTGCGACCCCCCCCGCCCCCGCTGCCGCTGTTAGAAACAGCAGCGGCACCTGCTGAATTCGAGGAACCCAATATACCCACAGATGGGCGACCAAATAGCATTCCTCCACCGCCATTGCCTAAGTTAGAGTGCCCCGTCATGCTATCTTCGCCTACGGAGAAGCTGAACGCAATTCCAGGATCGCCGCTCGCGCCATTTACAACAAAACCCACGCCAAGGCTTAGGGCTCCCCCATTACCCGTGCCGCCTTGCCGCACTTTATTAACAGCTCCTATCGTGTAGCCTGTTCCACCTATGCTCCCGGAACCGCCCCCGCCGCCTTGCAGGGTCAGCACTGAGGCTATAGAGGTTTGCCCGCCAGTGGTCCCCGCTGTGCCAGCAACTGTGCCGCCTGTGCCGCCGCTACCTATTGTTATCGCGCGCGATGCTGTCGCGGAAGCGCCCGTCAATAGCGTTAGGCCAAATGCGCCAGCGGCCCCGCCAGCAGCGACAACGGGGCCGCTAATATCCACGCCACCCCCACCACCACCGCCACCAATGCCAATAAACAAAACCGCCGCGCGGTTTGCGTTTGCTGCAAAAGTGCCATTGGCGTTAAACACTTGCATATCTACGTTTTCTAAAAAATTCGACAAATCAGGAGCGGGTGGAATAAACGGTTGCCAAAACAAAGGTGACGCTGTCGGCTCGTTACCCTCGCTTTCTTGAATACAAGTATAAACGACACCGCTTGCTAGTTTTGTCAATCCACCAACGGGATAAACTGTTTGATTATCCCAAAGGTTTATACCCTGTTCGTTATTGTGCCCAATTGCTTGCGTAAATAACTGCTGCAAAAAATTAAATGATTGGAACGGCGGCTTTTCGGCAATCCATCCCGCATCAAATTTAACATCGCCCGGATCGACAACATTTCCACCGGGCGCGCCTTCGGCCCAGATTCTCGATAAATCTGTCGGTTTATCTATCGCCATTATATAAACTCCACTTGGAATAACGAATTAGTATTAACATTTTGGCTGGTATTGTTGTGTTCGGCTCTACATATAAATTCTTGCCCCGGTGTAACGGGCGCCCATACCGAAATCAAACTCTGCGTAATATCTGTATCAGCAGTTCCAGTAGGATTTTTAGAATCAGTCGCGCCAAAATAAACATTATTTGGCGTTAGTACATCGGACACGCGTAGCAGTAAATATGAGCCACCATCGTCATCATCCCAATCAGCATACGCTGTAAATCTAGCGAAAGAAAACCCAGCGGGCACAATAATAGTTGATGGCGAACTAAACGCGCCTAGTGGATCATGCTCAACTGCTTGCCATGTCAATGTTGTTATTGACGCTGCTGGAATACTCTGTCCGGCAGTTTTTCTAACTAAAACTCTGTTATTACTTATTGCGCTAAACGGGAATTTACCCGTTGCGCCACCAGCTGTTTGACCCATTAAATTTGTATCAGGCGCCGGAACAATTGGCGGTAAATCGTTAATTTCAAAATTTGCCATTATGGGTATACTCCAATAAAATCACCGTTTTCGGTAACTATAAAATCACCATTTTCGGTTACAAGCGGTTCAAATGGAACCATTATATATTCCACACCGACACCAACAGGTTTTATAATTAGTCCAGATTGTGTCAATACTAAAAATTCATTTAAAGTTAGTTCGCGATCAAATTCAATTCTGTATTTCGCATTAGGCAACTCGGTTAATATAACGAATTCAAAATCGAAAACTTGTCTAATTTGTTCAATAACCTCGTTAATTGTACCTTTCGTTATATTTTTAAGAATACGAAAACGAATGAATATTCTATATTCTTCGTCGTCTAATTCTCTAAACCCGGTTGCAGGCTCATTCAATCCGATAAATCTACCGCCAAGCGCGGTATTATTTAAATCTGTGAACCCTTCCGAACCTATATCACCATCAAATCCAAAATATACGATTGTACTTGATTCAATTAATGTTCTCGGTTGCCCAACAATCGCACCTAAAATATCAAGCTGTACGCCAAATGCGGTATCAATCCAACGATCATTTAGAAGCGAGTTAAACATTTCTTCAAGGTTGTTTGATTCAACAACCAGTGCGCGGATATATGCAATTAAATTAGCCGATTCTCGAAACTGCGTCGCTAATCGACTTATCGCTAAATCCTGATGATCAATAGGCTCAATCATACGTGGTTAACTTCAATATTATCGACAGTAAATACCGCCAATTCATCATTGCCAATTGTTATATTGTCTTCTAATGTAGGCGGGGAACTCGTACCGATCAGTATTTCTATAACGTCATGGTTTGGAACGCGGTTAGCTGGCGTATATAGGCGCGATTGTATAACATCGTCACCCAAAAAGAACCCTTGCCCCTCGACTAAATTACCGTTTGAGTAATCAACAATGTTTTGTTTTATCAGATCATCACCATTACTAGGATACATGGTACCCACACTGGTATTAACAATAACAAAAATTGGAATTTCAACAGGTCTGGAAAAGCTGATATTATGTGGGAATCCCTGAATATCGTTTACAACTTCTGTAATACTTCCAAAAGCTTGAATTCCTGCTGGTTTTCTTAAAAATATTTCATTTGCAATATCTTGATTATCTCCACCTAAAACTACAGTGTGAAAAGAGTGTGGCGGCTGACTATCGACAGTCGCGTCCGTATCATTTTCAATAACAGCAACTTGAACAACGCCCGGTAAATCCGCCACGTTTGCAAAAATTGAATCAATAATTGATTGCGATGCGGCCGCCGTTGATTTTTGACGCCTTGCACGCAATTCTAAATCCGTTTCTTCATTTCGCCCAATAGTTGCGTTATCTGGATTTGTAACAGTGAGCCAACCTGTTATTGGGGTTTCAATGTTTACTAATGTCCCCGCGTTCGCAATTATTGGACCAGTTTGTTGTGCTATTGCTTCTGTTACCCCTTCACCACTACCATCTAGTGTTACATCGGTCACAGTTTGAAAAAACACAGGAACTCCTGCGCCGCTAACCAAACTGCCTGCCGGAATAAATGCGCCTGGGGTTCCTGTTAAAAATAAATCTACAAAAGATGCACTTGCAGCGAGGCGAGTAATTCCGTTCAGCTGAACTAAATTTGAAAGCGCCGCGCCTGTTGCGGCTGACGGATTGAAAGAATTATATGCCGCTTGGCCTATTTCCCACAGGTTTGCGAAACTTTCAGACAACACACCATTTATTTGGCCATCAGGTGATTCCGGGGATAGATTCGCATTTTCTCCGAGTATGGCCCGCACTTCGTTATTTAGTTCTTCTAAAATAACGTCTAGGCGCTTTCGATTGAAACCGGTTTCTGTTATTCCAAAATCAGGCATTGACTGTAACCTCTTCCCGGTTTATTTGTCCGAATTCCGTTTCAGCGGAAAATATAACGTGTAGTAGCCTATCATTACCGCCAATGTAATCCATTTCAAATTCGCTTAACAGTAAAATGCCCGGAGTTTGTAATATAGTTTGTTTCAAAATTGATTCGATATTTCCTAAATTAGTTGGGCGAATAAAAATCTGTTGCAACCAAGGTACGCCAGCGTTTGTATCTAAAAACCATTCTGCCATATAAAACAGAAGACGCGTTCTAACATGCTGAATAACTTCCGCTGCATCAGAAACCAATTTAAAAGACCCGTTTTCAATTATAAGGTCATTACTTGAATTTAGCGCTCTACCTATCATATAGAGGTATTATCTCCGCCTGATGTTATTGTGCCGTCCCATGTTCCAGCACTGCTCCCACTAGTAATTATAACCTGAACCTCATCGCCTACCCGCGCTATAGGTTCTCCGCCAACTCCTAAATTTGTAACGCTCGCGTCAATGTTGACGTTATTGGCCGTAATATTTGCGTCCCCACCTGCGCTTACATTTATATCGCCACTGGTATTTATTTCCAAGCCTGTTGCGGTTAATTTTATTGAAACGCTATTGTCGTCTTTTTTTATTTCCAAATTGTCGGGGTCGTAATCTGGAATAGAATTGGGTAATGATGAAATACCAACAATTGCAATAGCATCGCTTAGAGAGTGTTTCCGTTTTGTATTTGGGTGTCGTATTTCTGCGGTTTGAAACCAGCTATCAAACGCCCTTTCGCAAAATATTAATAAGCACTCATCGCCCGGCTTTACCGGGAGTGTAATTGAAAACCCGCCGCCCCGCAAACATGCAACTGGCACATTAATACAAAGCGGCAAATTTTCCGGCACCAATTCTTCCGTATCCTGATCTTGTATTTTGAATACTCGTTTAACAGTCGGCTGAACGCTTGCTGTTTGTGTTACTGGGTTGAATTCTTCAATTATTCCCGGCAATGCGGTATGTAAATCTAAAAGTCGAGATTCTAATGCAACTTTAATAGTTGACGGTAATGTTGCTAACTTTTCCGATTTGTCAGCCATTGCTTATCGCCTTCCCTTTTGCAATAGATACCCATTCTCCTTCGCGGCTATCGCCTCTAAATGTCACTTCCTGACATTTATATAACCCGTTTGCGGATGTTCGTTTTAATTGTCTGAAAAATAAATTACCGACTTGTACTTCTGTTCCGCTGGCTTCGACTATAAACGCTCCGTTAGGAATTAGTAGCGGATTTAATAAGCTTGTAACTTCAACACCACCTACGCCTAATTGCGATTCTGTAATAGTCGGTAAACCGATCATCCCGGTAGCAAAATTAATTAAAACTGCCTCAATACCTTCTATGGGCGAATCATTTGGAGTTATTACAATTTCACCGTCTAATATATTCCAATCGAAATTATATTCATCAGCGAATTGGTCTAGTATATCTGCCGATTTACCAGTCAGAGTTTGCCCGCGCAATTTATCCGCAACCATGGGCAATCCTTGAATGGTTCCTATAGCAACATCTTTAAATGATTCTAACACTTCTTGAATAGCGGCGCTTATCGTTACATTTTCGGTAAATGTTTTATTGAAAATCGCCCGCCTAAAATCTCGGTCGCCATCCGCCGCATATATTGTTACGATTCTATCGACACCTTGTTTAGCTTGAAATATATTTCTAATTTCCCCTCTGAAAATAACGCGCTTATTCCCACTATAGCCCGCGTTTAAGACAATCAAAGTGCCTTGTGTTTGCAATAATGACAAAGTTTCAGAATTGACATTATAAATTGAGATTCTAGCTAAATTCGGAAAACTAATAACACTTTTTGTAATTTCAAACGAAATTCGCAAATCTAAAATAATTTTAGAATCACCTTCCACAGGCACAATTGTAAAATCATAATCTCTTAAATATTGATTAGCCATTGCCGATAGAATCCAAAAACTCTAATTCTATAAACTCATCTTCTGGAATTAGAATTAACCTGTTACCAGTTCCGAGGTTTTCTTTTGTGGGGTCCAACGGTTCACCTTCTGTATTTACAACAAATAAATTTTTAAGTGCTAAATTATACTGGTTTAGAATATCTATTCCACCCAATAAAGCAACCCCGGTAACAACAGGAATATCGTTACGCCAAAAACCAATGTCCCAAACTGCTAACCTCGAATTAAGCGTTACGCGTAAGCGATACACTAAATTTTCCAATCTAATTGAAAAAACTTGTTCAGGCGAATTGTCTAATGGTATTTCAATCATCCGAATATAAAATCCGATAAAGTTTTAAGGGTTGACCTATCTGTTGCTGAGCTTGGTGGTGTAGGTTCCTTTCGCCCTATATTTTCTGGGGATTGTCCTTGTTCAGTTGGCGACCCAGGGAATAATTGTTCGCGAGATAAGCCGATTAATGTTGATTGGGTTATTATTAATTGTTGCGCGGTTATAAAAAGCCGGGTTATTCTCGAAGTTTGCGCGTTTTGTGTGCATTGAATAGACGTTATAACCATATCTTCATATTCGGTTAATCGTGTTTGAATCGTTATAGGTTGCCGGGCCTCTTGCAATTGCACCAGCGCGTTATACGCGGCATTACTGCGGGTCAGATTTCTTGCAGTGGCTGTGCCGAATAAGCCGGTTATCAAATCAATGATTTGCCCAAACGCTGCAACTCCTAGCGGTGAGTCTGAAATAACCGCTTCAATCGCAATTTGCTTAGGATCGTTTACCGCGTTATCAGCAATCTCGAATCCCGCTTCAACAGGATTTGTCGTCACTCTGACGGTATTATTGTGGCTTTCAGAAATAACAGCGTCTAGCTGTATCCCTCCTAATGTTCGCTTACTCCGAATAAATAAATTTTCAAATGCCATTTTATATATCTACCGGAGTTTCTAAATCTTGTGTTGCTTGCATGAACATTTTAAACGTTTCGTTTGCAATTTCACGCGGATCACCGCTACCATTTACATTAATTTCTATCTTATCAATATTGTTTGTTGCAGCATTGTTTGTTGCTGATTGCGTTTGAAATTCAGGTGGTAAATCAAAACCCCTTGTCGAAAATATAGAAAGTAGATCGCCGAATTGGAAATTTTCCCGCGCTTCTCTCGCCGCTTCCCCCTGTTGGGCTGTACCTATACCGCTAAATTCTGGGATTTTTATTTTTCCAATTAACTCAAAAATTAAACCCCAGCCTTCCGCAATTAACTTTACAGTTTCCCACATCGCATTGAAAATGCCCGCTACAGTTGTTAGTTCTCTTTCAAATTCGGGGAATTTAGCAATGAGGTCGCCGAATACACTTTCCCCACCGCGAAAGAAAACTACCGCGTCTTCAATCAAGCCTATCAACAATAGGATTGCGGCCCCCATTAAAATTGGAATTAATAGCGCTGCGGCATTAAACGCTAACATTGTTGTTGTTAACGTTTTGGTCAAACTTATAGATGTTGCCAAAAAAGTTAGAAATTTAGCAGCAATTACAGACGCGATAATTACTGCTAAAATTTTCAAAGATCGCATTAACCCATCAATCCATTTCGGCAGGTTTTGCTCAATCACTTCTCGGTTTTGTTTCCACCATTCAGAAACTGTGTTTGCAATTTTTGTTAGAATTGGCGCAACTTCGCGGGAAAGTGTTCTGCCGAGTTGACGAACAATTGCCCACAAATCAGTTAATGAGTCTTGAAAATCCGCGGAAATCCTTGCGTCTTCTGCGGTGGCTACGCCCAGTGCATTCGCTTCTCCCACCAATTCGCGAATAGCACCGGGCCCCTGCTGCAATAATCGGATTGCACCTTCAAGGCCAAGTTTTTTGGCCATTTCAATTTGCGACCCGCGATCTAAATCAGAAATGGCCCCTGAAACTTCTGTAAAAAGTTGCGTTGCACTTTTTAGTTGCCCGTTTGCACCCTGTACTTCAACGCCCAGGATGCCGAATATTTCAACACCTGCGCCAACCCCTCTGGCAGCCTCCCCAGCGCGTTCAAGCAATCCGCGTAATGATGAATTGACACCATCAACAGACGCGCCCGCGCGGCTTCCGGCAAACTGTAGCGCGTCCAATTCGGAGATAGTAACCCCTATCTCGTCAGCGAGTTTCCCCTGTTCGTCGGTCGCCCGCGTACTGGCAACCGTAAAAGTGACGAGAGCGCCAGCGGCGGCAACAGCCGCTTTTGCAATGGTTTTCAATAAGCCGATTGATTTATCTAAATCCCGCTGAAATTCTTCTAATTCTGCATCGTCATACTCAAAACCTAAGCTGACTAATAGCTCATCAAGAACTGCCATTTACCGATTCCCGCGTTTAGGCTTAGGCGCCATGGCAATTTTCAAGTCGAGTATTTCATTCATTAAGTAAACATCCTCTATTGAGTAAGTGCCATTTTGCAATTCGCCCAATGTACACATCGGCGGGTCGCTGAATAAAGGTCGATGTAGTTCAGGGTTAATATTCGGAAACTTTTTAATATCTAACCGCTTAGATTCACTTTGGCCAGCATTTTGTCTATATACTGGCCTTTGATAAAATTTCGATAGTTAACCGAGATTACAAAAAAGAAAACCTTATAAACATCCGAAAGACTATCACCTGAAAAATGCTGATTAAATCCGCTTTCTGTAACAATTTCACCATTTCTGGAAACACCGACAACGCAATCTTTTATCAGTTTGGTGACTTCTTCTGGTGAATTGTCTTTGAACAAAATTGAAATAGCATCAGACGCGCCAGTTAGCTGCTGATTTTTGTTTGTTTTTTTATCATCAAACGCAGCTAATTTAGCCAAAGCAGGCCCAACAGCTTTGGCTAATCGCATTTTCATCAACATTGATTTTTCAGCAGGCCATTGTGTAACACTAAATTCAGTATCACCAATAGTCTTGCTTTCTGTTTTACACGCCATTATATAAACTCCCGGTAGAATATACCCGGCCTGTTAGAATCCGCGCGGGCGCTTACAATGGGGCCGGGCCACTGTAAGCGGGACTCCCGCGCGGAAATCGTCAGCCGCCCATGTGCAGCAAATCAAGCCGCTCGACAACAATCATCCACTCTTGCCCGTTCTGATTTGTGCCGCGCGTCATTGTTGCTGGGCGAGGGATAAATCCTTGTGTGCCAGAGCCCAAATCGCCACTGCGCGTATCGCGGAATTGCACAAAAATAGGAACAAACGCCCCATTCTCTTGCGCAGAAATTAGCCCGGACAAATAGGCGTTGCTATCCGACGTTTGTTCCAGTCGAAAAGTTACCGAGCCGCGACGATCCGCACTAATAGAGACGACCATTTCACCATCGGCACCAACCATACTAAATGCGGAATCGTCCAAACGATCAAGCGCGATAACATCGTCACCCTCGTCAAATCCCGAAATCGGAACACCGTTGACAAGCAAAATTGTGTTTAGAAAACTATAATCTTTCATCGTTCAAACACTCCATTAATTTGCACACTATGAATTGCGCCCGCGCCAAGTGCGATAAACGATAGACCTGGATAATGGCGATTTACTTTATCAGAAGGATTAATGTCCGCAACTGGAATAGTCGTTACGCGATAACCTGTAGAAAGGAAATCCCCCTCTTGCGTCGTACCAGGAGCAACAAGCCCATTTCTAACCGCTTCGTCTAAAACAAAAATCAATTGCTGTTCTAATGCCGCCGCACCTTTATCAGTGTACGGTACGCGAGTCGGGCGGGTGACTAGATAACCGAAAATCTGCGTTTGAATTGCATCAGTTAGCCAATCAACCCCATACACTTCATCAAAGAAAAATTGGCTGGCCATTGTTGATTCGGCAAAAATGGCAGTACCATCAACATAACTATTAATACGCTTTGACCGCAAAACAGAGTACTGGTTTGACGAAATAGTCTCAAATGTGATTCCGGGCAATTGCTTAAATTTCAGCGTTATAACACTGTCGGGCTGAGTGAAATTCGTAGTAAACGCGCGGCCTAGTGCCGATAAATCAGGATATTGCGCGGGCGAACTGCTGTACATCACTAATGAGCGCGTGAAACTTCCCGCCTGTAACACCGAGCCTATGTCAGTAGTCGATGCTAGTATTAGTGCGTTTTCATCATTTGTAACTGTGAACAAAATTTTAGTTCTTGCTTCAACCCAGGCTGCGGCGGCTTCTATAGCGTCTTCACCGTTAACTTGTACTAAATCTCGAACTTCGTTTGTGAACGCTAATCCATACCAGTTGGAGTCAGTTTGCTCAATTGCGTCTAATGATTCGGTAATCGTCTCGCCGTCTACGCCTGCACTGAGCGTTGCACCTTCATCTTGGCTTAGCCCAGTAAGGTCGCTAATGTCGCTTCCCCCAGTTGGCGCAGAAGCAAAACTAACAGAAGACGTTGCCCCAGTTGTGCCGGATGTTACTACAAAGGTGTTGCTAGTTAAATTATATGCCACTTGCGCAGCTGTATAACCTCCAGTTGCTACAGCTTGCAACCCCAATTCGATTGTGAGTGCAACGTCAGATAAACTTAAATCGCCGGTAAAATCTAATGATTCAATTTCTTGTTCATCGCCGTCTATTGAAATTATAAACGCGCCATCTGCGAACGATTGTAAGTCTGCTAGAGTTGTCACCGGATCAACAATTGTTCCGCCGATCAAACTGCCAGAAGTGTTACTTTCAAATCGCAACGCAATTTTTAAAGTTGAGGGCCGGGGCCGCTGTGAAAAATAACTTTGTGCCGCGAGGTAAGATTGCGAGGTTGTTTGCCAATCTTCCGCAACCTCATCAGTTGTTGAATAAGTGCGAATTCTATCTGCGGTATATTGATCAATTACAGCAGGTTGCAGCCCTGCGGTTGTTGAAACCACGGTCGCAATACCAAACCCGAAACGCGCCGGGAATTCTGGCGATATGACAATATCGACCGAAACAATACTCTCAACTGGGATACTCATAAATTAAATCTCCGCTTCAATTTCAAAAATTAATCCTCGTGTTTCAAATGTACCGCTAAGCGAGGCTGTTTCGATCGCGGTAACAATGTCCGCATCACTACCAACTGCGGAAAGGAAAATATCAACTTGCGCCCGTTCCTCGAATCCGTCTTCTAACGCTGCGGTTAAATCGCGCACTTCCGAGCGTGTCAATAGTCCTAAATTAGCTTCGACAAAAAGCTGTCTTATATTTTCCCGCGCCAAAAATGTGCGGAAATGGCGGCAATTATCAACAGCATTTTGTCGGAAAAAATTAATTGAATACCCAATTCTACGGGCGCCCCTGATTGTTTCAGTAACATCTGGGTCTAAATCGTTGTTAGTATAACCGCTTTCTTCCCATCCAACACTAGTGTCGGTGAGTAGATCAACGGAAGCATACGCGCCTATAGGGCGAGGGGCGCCGTATTGTTTTCCCCGAATTGCAAATGCGGGTTGCGCGACTGATAAATTAATCACATTGCGCAAAAACGCGTTTATAATTTCATTCGGGATCATTTTCAGCAGCGCCTAACATTGTTGAATGGCCGTATGCATTCCAATCCCCTTCCCACATCATACGAAACCTTTTACCCGCGTATAGAGCAATATCCCCTATTGTGCCCGCTTTATCATCCGTAGTTCTAAGCGGTTTCTTTGAGATAAAAAGCCTAATATCCTTATTTCTTTCCCCTTCCGGTATAACAAGCAGCTGTTGTGGTGTAGGTTGTTGTACACTACACATTGATTTAAACGATTCGCTTGTTGGTGGAACCCATATCCCATTGACATAACTCCCGCCAACTTGACGCAAAAAAGAAACGACTTGCGCAGTTTCTCCGTCTATCGCTTCGCTCACATTTATCGGCATTTAATCCTCGACAATGAACGTTATTGACTGCCGTAAATGGCCAGTGTCAACAAGCGGGTTCCCTTCTCTGTGTAGCAATTCCGGTGTTTTAATATCGGTAATTTTTGCAAAAACATCCTGTTGCGCCGATAAACCAATAATTTGCAATGCTTCCAATTTTGATCTAACGCCATCTACAATTTGCGAACTGAGTTTGCGGAATAGTCCTTTATATTTAGCTCTATTATCACTTAAAGATGTTCTCAAATAACTGCGCTCAGGAATACCGCGAGAAGGTGAACCGAATTCATGTACCGCGCCAACCATAATAACACTGGTTCCGTCTGGATAATTATTCGAGCCTTTCGGCAAACCTATTTTTACCCTGTCAGAACCTTTAGAAAATTCTATATTGATTTTTTCTAAAGCCGCTAATGCTTTTTTCGCTTCACCCTTTATTTTAACAGTTGGTTTTGCCATTAGCAAAACCGCGCAGTTAACACACCAACAAAGCACCGGTTGCGAATATTCATATATTGTATTCCGTAAGGTGTTGATGCATAAAAATCATCACTCAATGATCTGTCTGTTGTTCCTGCTGATCTGGTAACAGAAACGCCACCAGCAGTTTTAGTTGTTATTGAACCTAAACTAGAAGTTGTGTCACCAGCTTCTGTTAATGTTGCTTTCCATAACAAATGCGCGGCCAAATAGCATTTAGCTTTGTCGAACAAGCATTGACTACACCACCGGGCTGCGCTATTTCCAATAAAACAAATCGCGTCGTCTAAAAATAGAGTAATACGCGCGTCAGAATATTCTTGATCATCCGAAAATTCTGGAAATCTAATTCTGAATTCTTCCGGCGTATTACACATTTTATATCCCAGGGGCTGTGATTTTAAAAATTATGTACGCTGACAAAAGTGAAAAGCACCAAAACGCAACGGATTTTGTTACTGCTTTTTCTCCTGAAAATTTTCTAGCGCCTAATTCCAACTCACGAATTTTATTTCGTAATTCACTTACTGTTGATTCTGCTGTTTTTCTATCGCCGAAATTAGCTTGCCACAACTCATTTTCGCGTAATCTGGAATCTAGTGTATCTAGTTGTTTTGTGTGATGCGTCAAAACATCGTGATGGCTGTTCACTCTCTCACCAATTCTAACAACTTCCTTTAAGTCGTTTTGAATAGTTTTTACATCAGCGCTTATTGCGTCCAATGTTGCCCACAATCGTTTTTCGCTAAACTCACTCATGTGCTGCGACTCTTTAGTCTGCTGCATATTGCCCCCATAGCGTAAGGTGTAGTAAAAATCGCAACCCGCATTGCGTGGGTTGCGAACTGCTTTTTAATCTTCTACCATAGCTTTTTTCTTTTTGGGCAATTCGGCGGTAGAGGTTTTCGTTTTGGTATCTGGTTTTTGCTCCAGTTCCAAATCATCAACTTCTCCGCCGAAACGCAACTTACCTTCTTTTTGCAGTCGGGCAACATAATCATCGACTTTAGCGTCTTTACCTTTTGGAACAAAAACATTCCAGATAGCGTCGTCAACAACGTTGAATCCAGGCGATAGGCGAACGCAAACGCGCCGCCCATTTGCTACTGCTTTCACGTTAAATTGACGCGCAGTTGTGTTAATGATTCCGGCCATTTTGTTAGATTCCTTCTGCAATTGCTAGTGAAAGCGGGTAATAGATATTCAAACCACCAAGGCGCAAACGACCCGGAATAATGAATTCCAGATTTTTCTGTTGCGTCGCCATGTATTCCAATTCAACCGGAATTTCAAGTTGCAACGCATCAGGATCGCGGCGATACGCGACCATGACGTCATTCGCAAATTCCGGGTTATTGTCTGCGGCACATTCGTTAACCGCGATAATATCGTCAATGGAATTAAGGAACGGGCTATTTTGCGCAACATACTGGCCAATAGTCGTATCGCTATTAGTTGCTCGCGGAGTACTCATAATGTATGCCCACTGTGCAGGCGGCAAAAGCAGAGTGTCCCCTTGTTCAACCATGTTTGTTGTCTCGAAAATATCAGCGAACAAGTCGTTAATATCAAAGAGAATTTGATCAGGGGTTTTGTTTACCCACTCAGTACCGGAACCCGGATCAACAACAGTTCCGGTAGGAATGTTTGGGTTATCGAACAAACCCGGCAAACCAGAAGCACCATCACCGAAGAAGGCGACGCTATTTACAGTCTGTTCTGTTGCACGCCGAGCAGCGTTCGCGCGCCGTTGATCAAGACCAGCGCCGGTAAGCTGTGAAGATTGGATTTCATCCAGATTGTATCCATAGGAAATACCAACTGAGCGCACCGGAATAGTGGTTTCTTGTCCGGCAACATCAGCGCGCGGCAAATCATCTGCGTAAGCGTTGATAATTCGCGCCGCGCCCGCCTGATCATAGGTGCGATAGGTGATATGGTTTACACCATGGCCGCCATCGTTGCTGACGGGAAACAACATGCGCGCTTTAAGTTCCGCGTATTTCACATCGTAGCTGCGGGCTTTAATGTGCTCCAACTGGCGGGCAAAAAAGAATGCGCCGTCAGCGTCCCAGTATGCGTTCTGAATACCCGTTGCGATAGCAGCATCAAGGGTTAAGTGTTGCCCGCTGTTATCGACAGCAACCATAGCGGCGCCGTCGAAAGTAACAGCCGAACCGTCTTTAAGTTTGAAAGTTTTCATGGTGCAACCACCTCGCCGAGTCCAGTCAATCGAATTACGCCGAGTTCGCCCGCCGCTGTTGTTGTTTCCCACGTTCCAGATACTTGCGTATCGCCCGCTGTGCTAAGCAGCCCGGTCGCGGTTGCATAAAATACATCGTCACCCGGAACACAACCGGCAGTGCAAAGCGCGTGAATGTAGCCCGAGCGCATAACGCCAGCCGCCTCGGTTTCGTTCCATTGAATCGCACCAGTGTTAATGGCGCCCTCTTTATCAAGCGAGCGAATGGTAACGCCGAGAAAATCCGCACCGCCCACAACCACTTGATTTGCGGGGTCAGTACCACGACTAACAGCCACACCAAAAGGAATGCCAGCAACAGTTTCGACAAGCATCGAAACAATATCATGCGGAGCTTGTGCATAAATCAAACCCGGATAGCCGAGAGGTTGATTAATGTCGTATGAGAGTTGAGCAGCCATTAGTTAGCCTCCTTTTTCCAAAGTTTTTTATTGCGAGCGATCATTTCATCCCGAGCAATAACGCTGGGCGAACGTGTATCCACGACGTTACCGTCGTTTACTTTTGATGCTTGTTTGCGAAAATGGTTATTTATATCTGCTTGCGAGTCATTAGTAACATTTTCGACAAGCAAATCGAATCGAGCTTTTAAATAATCAGGAGAAGCGGAATCCATTTGAATAGCTGGGCATTTAGCGGAAACAACTTCGCTAATAATGATTTGATTGGTTTTACCTTTCCAGTCAAAATTAGAAATGAGTTTTTGAGCATCTGCAATCAAAGTGATTCGATATTCAATGGCGGAATCAGTTGCAACCTTCATTTCCTCTTCTTTTTTTGCCATTTCTTCTTCTTTCTCTTTTAGATCTTCGTCTTTTTTTGCCATTTCTTCGTCTTTCTCTTTTAGCTCTTCGTCTTTCTTTTCTGCTTCCGCTTCCGCGTCATTTAGTCGCGCCTGCACTTTTTGGTGCGCTTGCGCGACTTGTTCCGACACTTCGTATTGCACGCTATCAATGGTGATTAGCATTTGTTTTGCCTCGGTTTCTGGTGAATTGTCCGCTAATTTGCAAGATGGACCAGCGCGGCCTTTTGCAACAATAGCAATGTGATTGCCTTTTATATTCCGCTGAATAGCATCATAACTCTCGCCATCTTCGGTAATACCGGATTTCCATTCTATATCACACGAATAGCCATTTGACAATTCAACTTTACCGCTTTCGATATTTTTAATTGAATTAGCATCAGTGATATATAGGAGTGCTTCCGCAAACATGCCATCGCGGGTTATTTCCGGGCCGCTATGGCCAACGCTGTACTGTTTGGCATTATTGGCGTTAACCAGTTCAGGGGGATGATTATCGGTTACAGGTTTATTTGCAAAAGAGTTTATGGAATCATCTTTAAATACTTCTTCTTGCGGGCGGTAAACCCGTATAACATCCGTTGGATTTCTATCGCTCACTCCCATTTCAGAAGCTAAATAATCCTGAATCCCAATTCTGCCGATTCTGCCCGGAACAACCAAATAACCTTCGTCGGTGTATGTGCGCTTTGAATTAATGCCCAGGCGGTCACGAAAAAACATAATTAGAAACGCCACGCAAATGATTGAATTGACTTTAGTTTACAACTGAATTATGGCTTGTGCAACACAGCGGCAATTAACATCATTGCCGGGGTGCCCGGTTGCTGCTGGCGGCTTATCCCATCTGAAAGTTTTACCGTTATTTTCCCGGTGCGTTTCTCTAACTCGCCCGTCTTCCGCTGTTCGCCAAATATATTCTGTGACTCCCAAATTGGTTTGCCGAGTCTGATTTAAATCCGAATTAACTTTTGATGTTTGATCGCGGGCAATTAATTTAGCTCTATTTTCTGTTACAGGGTAAATAGCTCGTATTTCTTCAATAAGCGATTTGCTTGTTTCACCTGACATTGTGCCGCGAAACACAACACCTTCAAGTTTTTTGAAATATTCTTCTGGAATTGATTGAATTAGAGAAACGTTTTCCGCAACACTCCCTACTATAATATCTCCGATTCCCTCATTTGATAGAATATCTGGAAGACTAACGCCAATAGCCGATTGCATTGATTTGTTGAAGCGTTCGCGATTTACGGCATTTGTTACCGAAACAAATGCCGAAGATATGATTTTAGCAGGCGCGCGTATTCCGATATACAAATTGCGTAAATTGTTGAAAGCTTCTTCTAACGTCTGCGCGTACTGATCTTGTACATATTCAGGCTCTAATTGCACTAACAGCGGCAAAATCAATTCATTGGTGTTTTTCTCAAGACTTTTGACAAGTGCTAAGAGCTTCTTTCTGTAAACAACTTCCGGCGTTTTCGGGCTGCTAACTGGCGGCGCTGTTTTCTGTTTCTTCTCCCGCATTTGTTGCTTGTTCTTCTGGTCTAATTGTTTCGGGATTGGAAGTAAAGAAATCGTCATCTAACGCACCTTCTAACTCTTTAATATGTTCAGGTGTAATATTTGTATAAATTCGGTCTTGCTGCAATTCTTTAGCAATAATTACCGCATCTAAAACTCCCATATCCCAATAGGTTCTTGCAGTTTGGGAGTTTTTAAATTGAATTTCCGCTTCTTCTCCAGGGGTCATTTGGAACAAAGAATTGAATTCATATTCAATGTTAAATTCATCAGGCAACTGTAGCGACTTCTGAATAATTTTGAATAGATAATCGAGTTTTGGCTTAAAGTCTGTAATTTGCAAAGACTTCACTTTATCATAATAATTCTTCAAATCACCTTCGCCGGTTGCATTAAACCCACTTGCAGAAACCCCTAGCAATCGTGTCGCGGGAATATCTGTTGCTGCTGATAACAATTGTGCAAAACGGTCAATTAAATCAGGCAAGCCTGAAAAGGTGTTATTTTTGGTGTCGAAAGTTTCGTCTTGATCTAGCAAATGCACATTGTTAAAACTCTTTAGCAAGTTTGCCAAAGCAAAGCGCTTACGAATTAATTCCTCTCCGTTCGGCGATTCTAAATAATTCATCAAACCTTTAACATGTACAATATCAACGTTGGTTTCAAAAATCATGCTCGCTGACGAATTCGCCGCGATATTCATGTTTAGCAAAGATTCGTAAACGCGATCTAAAACCGAATCGCCTTTCCAATTGTTTCGGCGGAATTCCTGATATGGCAACATTACCCCGTCGAAACGCAATACGCGGCTATGGTGAATTACTACCGCCGTTTCGTTAAAGCGGTAGAACTCAGGGAAACCATAATTTGCACTAAGCGGGTTAGTTGTAGGCACAACATTATCATTTTCAAACTGTGTCGAATCAATAACTTTAATATGTTGCAGCCCGCCCGCTTTTATAGCATCAAAATTTAAAGGTTTATCTGGGGTTTGCCCATCATCGACAATAAGTATAATAAGCGCAGAGCCATAAAGCCGCGACCATTTCTTAGCAAAATTGAACGCGCCGCGAACATCCAAATTCTCTAAAGTGTCGTTTATTTCCGCAACTTCATCAGGAGACTCGTCCCCAATTATAGAAATCCATTCCCGTGTCATATCGTCGGGAATAATATCTACAACTTTCCCCGCCAACCAGTCTGTACGATAAAGCGCATTTAATTCTTGCTCGTTATCGGAAAGTCTAATTTTATTAACAAAGGTTGTATGATGCCGCTTGTCACCTTTTGTTCCCAAACTCGCGACAAGGTTTTCCAAGCCATCGCCTTGTTGTAAATTTTTCCTTTCTTCTTCAATAGTCGAAAGTTTCACTGTTCTAACGCTCATCTTATGCATTCTCCAAATCTGTAACGCGAACGTCTAGCGCGTCGTCAGCCGCGATCCGCGCGGCTGTTTCATTGTTAATTTCACCTTGCATATCATTCGTTATACCAATGATATTCGCATCCTGCGCGATTCGGGCCGCGGTTTCGTCGTCAATTTGCGTTTGCAAATCTTCAATATCCCCCGCTTCCGAAGGCGGGTAAGGCTCTGTGATTCTATCGTAACTATCTCGGAGCGAACTCATATCAAAACCTCAGTTTTGCCGGATTATCAAAACCCCAACGGGTATTGCGTTTGAATTTGTTAACGTTACCGGAACGTTTATAGTTAGGATTGAAATTGATTCTCTGTGTTGTACTTTTACTGTAAACCCTATTGTTGTCGCTGATACAACATAAATATACCGGCCGCTGTTGTCCCCCATAATAGCCGGAACAACAACAGGTGCTGGGGTTATTTCTTCCAGGTAGGTTATGGAAAACTCTCCGTTAGAATCTGTAGGCCCTAGGAAAGTTTTGTATTTATCAGGATGATCGTGGTTATTAAAATCTTCTATCAATTGCGCTAATGCTAAATTGAGACTATTAACAATATCTAATACGCTTTGATCACCGTCAATTCTATCCAAGATTTCTTGATCTAATTGCCCTTGTAAGTCTAATACTGCTGCGTCTATATTATTTTGTAAATTATATTCTAACATCTGTAAAAGATTGTTAAATTCCTGTTGCGTCTCAATAATAAACGTTTGTATTATCTGCTCAACTGGCGGATAGATCATAGTAATTCTATCGTAAAAATCTCTTAAAAAACTCATTTTAAGCCTCAGCCAAAATTGCGCCTTTTATTCGGCAACTGTGGTGATTTAATGCTGTTAAGTTATCCTTAACTTCCACCCCGAATTTATCACCTGCTTTCAACAAAAGCGGGTCGGCGAAATCTGTCAATATTTCCCTAAAAACAATAATTCTATCATTTCCAGTTAATAAGTATGATTGCGATTCACTTGAAATTGACAACAATTGCTCGTTTCTGGTTATCGGTACGGCTGTAAAATTAACACGATTCCCGCTAATCTCAATGAAAAAATCAATACCGTTTACCAATTGTGTTTCAATTCCACCATACCCACCAGCGTTAAAGTTTCCCGAGTCATTGAGCGCTAGGGAGATATATTTAATTAAAAACTGTTGCCCTTCTAATGGTTCAATCCAAAAATCAACAGGTATAACACTACCATTCACATTCATTTCGGACGGGCCGCCTAAAACACCATTGGAAGAACAATTGCGACTTAAAATCCCACCTTCTCCTGTGAGCTTCCCGTACGATTTTCTCAAGCTGCTCATTTCAACGCGCTCTCGCTGTATCCGAAACCTTCAAAAACAATCATATCTTCCACCGCGTCCATTGCTGGGTCAATTTGGTCATCGTGCGCGTGAGTCATCATTGGTGTGAACTTTCTGAATTCATCTTTAAAATCATGCAACCAAGTTGCGTTTCGCGGAACATGAACGTAACCGCTCGCAAAATACTTAACTACCCCCATCGCCCGCAAAACTTTATCTGTGTGCCTTTGTATCCCTTCAATCGGAATAAAATAATCTTTGCGAATTGACTGAATAAGGCTACTGCCGCTGCTCTTGTCTTCAATTTTAATCATCTGCGCACCGCGCGGCACTTTTAAACTAGGCTTATGTTTATTCCAAAATTCAACTAACACCGATTCCAGTTCCGGCGCTTCCCATTTACCCCTGACCAAATCTATCAGAAAGATGCCTGAATCTCGGTTTCTTCCCCAACATTCAAAAACGCTGTAGTCATTGCGCTCTTTTGTCTTTTGCGCAGTGTCACCATAAATGCGGATCAAATCCAAAGGCGGCAATACATCGTAATATTTCCAATAACTGTCTTTGAACATTGAGCCACCAATGGGTGACGGGTTTTGCTGGTATTGGCTGCTAAAAGTATACGGATCACCCAATTCTAGCATCCTTAGCTGCTCAGGGTTGTGTTTAGCACCCCACAGGGCTTCACCTGCCGCGATCTGAGCCGGGCAAAGGGTGCGGGCAATAGCCCGGCTAAAGTCCACAGGTTAATTCCCCCAAAATCCCGCTTAAATTTATCGGGATACCATGCGTGTAATCCTCTGGATATTTAGCATTCAACACCTCTTCGGTGAACAATGTTGGAATCACTAAATGATACCAAATATCACCGGAACCGCCTTTTAACAAAAACCCCGTTAAATCATTCTCATGTATTCTTTGCATAATAACGATCATTGGTACGGACTCAACGGCCAAACGAGAACGCATTGTGTTATTGAAGCGATTGTTAATTCTTTCCCTTGCCACAATAGAGTAGCCTTCATCGGGTTTTACCGGATCGTCAATAATAAACGCACCCGAAAACCCTTTTTCCATTCTACCCGCACGGAAACCCGTTATCTGTCCCCCTGCTGGCGCAGCCATCAAACCGCCGCCGTTTTCCGTATACCAACGTTTTTTACCTTTTGTATCTACTCTAATTCTCATTGGCCACAATTCTTGATATTCGGGGAAAGTTACAGTTTCCCGTATCTTCATTGAGTTTTCTTCCGCTAGAGCGCCAGAGTAAGAACTGTGAATAAACTTGGCTCTGGGGTTTAACGCTAATCCGCGCGAAACAAAATTAATAACCGCTTGCTCGGTTTTAGTATACCCAGGAGCTAAATTCACAATTAATCTAGGTATTTCCAATTCAATAACTTTTTGCAAAACTGATTCAATCGCGAAATGATGCCAGTTTAACAGCATTGGGTTTCCTTCTCTAATTTTGAAGAAATACCGCATAAACTGCAAACCGTCAGTTTCCAGCATGTGCTTTAGCAATCGCTTATCGGTATACGACCAATCACTCATAAGCTCACGAATTCCTCATACCGTTCTATAAAACAATCAATATCCTCTTTTGATATCGGCGCAATATTTCCATCAGCGTTTGTTGAATCTGATAAATCAATCTGTTTTCGTTTGGGGTGTAGATATTCCATTAACGTTTTAGCTGACGCTTGCCTTTCCGCAGAAGTAGTTTCTTTATATTTACAGTGTTCAAAAGCGAAATTTACCAACTCCTGCCAATCCTCCTTCGTGGGTTCTCCGTTTGTAAATTCCTCAATTTCCAAAATCATTTTGTATATTTTGGAAAATTGGCTCAAATCCTGCCCGCTCATAACAGCTTCCAAGAAGATAAGCGGGTCTTTCGCTTCTCCCGAATATATCTTATCTCGAAGTTGTTTTATTGAAAGTTCGGCGGCCATTGCTTACGCGCTGTTAAAAGTTTCCACAAGTATCGGCGATTTGCAGCGCGTAAGCAATGTTGCGGGTTTTAACTAAGGATTGATTTCCACATTTTACAAATATACTCGCATTGTGCCTTTGCATCCCCCAGCGCGTTATGATTCCCGCTACCGACCTTCCCGCGTGTTATTGCATTTCGCTTCGTATCATATAAATCCCGTACAGTTCTGCAATCTCGAATATTATAATACTTCCACGGTATTTCTAGGTTATAGCTTCCGTAAGCATGTTCGAGTTTAGAAATATCAAAAGTCGGCCCATTACCCCACACAATTACATCATTTGGCAAAAAGAATTGTAAATCCTCTAAAACATCAGGAAGCTCTTTTTTACCATTCAATTGTTGTCGTATTGATTTTGGCTGTTTCTTCCAAAATTCCTCTATGCATTTCTGATCAATAATTCGCTCTTGATTTTTCCAATCAAGTTCAGCGTAAAAATTTTTGTCCGTTATGCGGCCTTTTCGCGGATCGAATAAAACTACTCCAATTGACACTATCGCCGCGCCAACGGTAGTTCCCATTGTTTCCAAATCAATCATTGCGTCCATTGTCGCCGATTCCTTCTATGGTTACTTAGTTACTTTTCAAATCAAGCATTAACCCAAAATCTCAATAAATTAAATTTTCCAATTTTCCAATTTTTTTCCAGGGGTTAGGTTAGTTATTACTTTCTACTTACTCTACATGTACAATATATTTTATTTATAATTAGTTACATTTGTAACTAATATTCTTCTTCCCTAGGGTGTTATAAAAGTAAAAGCTAACCCAATCACCTATATTTTTACCTGTTTTAGGCCTATTTCACCATATTTTTATCTAATTATTTAAAAAGTAACCCTTAAACCCCTAAACATAACCCCTACTAATCATCCTCGAACAATTCCCCGCCGAAAACTTTGGTAATATTTTTTCCCGCTTTTTTAACAACAAACCCTAGTTCTTGCAAAGCAAGGGAAAAATTCTTTTTTCCTAATCTTAATTTTTCTTCAATGTCGTTTTCCTGGCACCATAGCTGATAGTGTATTCCATGTAAGTCACCTAGAGTTCCGATAAATTGTTCAGCGTCCCCTCTAAAAATAACATCTTGAGTAAACTTAACGACATTATTCGCGCAGCCAATCCATTCTAATTTGGCTTTTTCGCAAGTTTCCGGTACCAGAAATCCACCCCTTTGGCGTAATCGCTGCAACCCCTCCAGCATGAAATTAAGAATCCCGGCCATTTCCGTCGGACTATTTAGGATTTTTTCCGCGCGGTCTAAATCTTGCTCACCTGAATTGGTAAACTGCCGACTAAAAGGGATCACATTTGCCCGCCTCATCATGGCATGGGTGAAGTCGCGGGATGCTGGGTAGCGATTTGCGCACATCACCAAGCTACCACAATACTGGAAAGGGAAGCGGTCGCGCCCCTTTGGGTTAGCGGTCATTTTGGTGTTTTCGCTCATCATTTTTAACCCTGCATCGTTTAGCGTAAAGCGCGCGGGCAATTCTTCAATGACAATATTAAGTTTACCTATAAAAGAATGGCTTAAGTGAGAATCGCCGATAGAACTACCAATATCCAACATACTAGCGGTTCCCATCATTTGCGAATCTTCCAGAATTCCGCCTAAAATTTTAAGTAATGTTGATTTTCCATCACCACCTGGGCCTTTTAATAACCACCATGCGGCAATATTTTTTTTAGGTTGTGCGATATACCCCATAATTTCACCGATATGGCGGATAATGTCGTCCGTATCAGAGAAGTCGCGAAATATCTCCTTTAGTGTTTGCATGAAAAGTGGGCACTCTGCATCGGGAGAGTAATTAACACCTAAACAATTCAGTTGATAGCTATTGAATTTATGCGGTTTCAGTTTATGAGAACCATCATTATTCATCCACAACTCGCCATTTTTACAATTAATGACGCTCGCGGGTAAATCTTTGGGAGAGTGCAAAAGGTCGGTTTTTGTAGCGATTTGCAGTTGTATCAATTTTACAACTTCGCTAACTAAGGTAGCCTCCTTTACTTTTATATCTATTTTCTTTTTTAATTCATCAATGAGGCTTAACGTCATTCTTCCTAAAAAAGCCTCACTAATGGGCGCCCAGTGGGTTTTAGAGTACATATACCATATGCCGCCCGGCGTATATGTAATGTGTTTTTTGTTGTTGAATATTTCTGATAACGCTTTATCTGCAATAACTCGCGCAAGGTCGGTATTTATCTGCGCGTCAAGTTTCGCTAAAAGCTTGCTCAATTTGCTGCGAGACACTAATTTCTTAGCAACGAGAATATCTTCCGCGCGCCCGGCCTCAATAATAGACGCTGCTTTAATCAGGCGAAGGCATTTTATCAAATCATCTTCTGAGCAATCGGCGTTTAAGTTTTTAGCGAACTCGACCGCTTTACCATCAACACCATTAGAAAAATCCTCACCAGGTTCATCAAAAAAATCACCCAAATCTATGGAAGAAGCGACTTTCTTTGCGTTTTTGATTATTGCGTCGTCGCCGCCGTCGCCTTCCTCGCTTTCATCTTCACTCGAGTCATCAAACGTGCCAGCTTCGTTAAATTGCAAAACCGCCTTTACGCTGCGCGTATCTTCCCCACTTTTCTTCAATTCGTTAATCAGCGTTCCGACAGTGATGCTATTTTCTTTTCCGCTAAGAGAATCCCAACGCGCCCGTATACTGTTTTCATCATCAACAAAAAATTCATCACGCAAGCACCATTCGACAAAAACATCAGAGCCTGCGCCATCAGTCGCATGATGCGCGCCGCACAAAACCGGAAACCAAGTGTCGTTGGTGTCATATAAACATGGGTTAAGTTTATCTAATACCAATTCGCGCAGTTGCTCGCCCGTCAAAACCCCTTGATTTGCCCCGGTCTTAGCGGGTTTTGTGAATTCTAGTTTTCGCAGTAGTTCTTCTGGTAGCGGGACGCGAGGGGAATCATTTAACCATTTGTAAAAGTTTCCATTTGGATGTTTACTACCGGCAGCTAACACTTGGCGGCCTTTTTTCTTGAATTCAGCTCCGGGAAGTTCAGGGATTGTTTCGCGCAAACCAGAAATCAATTCCCAATCTGGTAAAGTGCAATAAATATGGTAGCCACCCCCACCAGTACGAACAATCGGCACTTCCCATTCTAATTCCTCAAAATCGAAAAACCCAAAGGCTTCTGCGATTAGTTGCTCAACGTCAATCCCCGCGTAGTTTCGCGGATCAAGGTCAATGACAACCTCGTCATCTTTAACGCGGTAGCCGAGATTATACCCTTTGGATGCCCATCCTTTATACGCATCCGGCGCGTAACGTTTATTTTGCCAATCTGCGTCAGCGGGCATTTTCCCTGCGGGTTTGCCGTTAATGGATTTGTTCCACGGGTGCACTGGCACAAATTTCGGGGACAGTTTAGCGTAGGCGCGAAGTTGCCTATTATCGAACACCATAGCGAACCCCTTATTTTAGGCTTTCAGTTCCGGGCGCAAGTCTTGCAGTTTGAAGGTTTTCCCCAGTGTGGGATGCGCGGCCACCATGCGCGCACCGGGGCGACTGATAGCGCCGCGCACTGTCCAGCAGCTAATAGTAGAGCAGCTAAGCCCTAGCATCAGTGCCAGATGGGCAGGGCCGCCCGCGTGATCAATGAGCGCGGCCAAGGCGCCGCGCTGGACGTTCTTCAGTTCTGGGAGTGTCATTAACATTTGGATATAAGCTCTCGTGATGGGTAAAGGTGTCCCATAGTATAGCTTGACAAATTTTTTACAACAGGGGTTGCAAAATAAAAATTCATCAGCTAAAGTTCCAACTGTGCCGGGGAATTCCCCACGCGAAAATTAAACGGAAAACCTTCAAGAAGGGGAAAATCAACAATGAATTCAGTCACTTATACTGTTGCGCTGACGCCTGAAAATGCGCCTGCTATTGACGCCATAAACAAAATCTTACTTAGCGGAGACTACGGCCGATGCGCTGGCACGCCAGCTGCGCCCGTGTCAACCCCAACAGCTGCGCCCACGTCAACTGACGATTACACGGCTGCGGTGAAGCGCGCAGCGGCGGCCAATAAAGCCGAACATGGTGAGGAATTCTGCCTCTCCGTACTGGACACCCTAGGTATCGAAACTGCCAAAACCCTACGCGGCAGTCTCAAAAACATTACCGAGGCGAAATATAAGGATGTGCTGCGCGCATGGGCGGCCGGGCCTGTGGCTGCCGCACCAGACGAAGACGTCGACGACTGGGACGACGACGAGGAAGAAGAAACCGCACCCGCTAAAGTTGACCCGGAAGCTGTAAAAACTGCCGTTCGCGCCTACGCCAAAGAGCATGGCCGCGAAGCTGCGAAAAAAGTAATGGACAAATTCGGCGCTGAGGCGTTATCTACTCTCGAAGAATTGGACGCAAAATCCCTAGCGGGATTGTTCAAAGCGGTAATCTAAAATTGGACTAAGGCGGCGGCCGCGCCCATGGATGGGGAAAACGCGTTTTAATTTTGATGTAAAAGGTTGGGCACCTTCGCACGGAAGCGTAAACGTCCACTGAATTCCATCACCAGCGTGCCTTTCTCCGCTGGTAAGGATAGACAGAGGGCGAAACCCCTACGCCTCCCCAAACAAGGCTGGCCACCTTGCTGTTGAAACGGCCATTCTAAACTGCAAAAGGAAAAACGAAAAATGTCCCGCCCAACAATTCCTACCGAACGCATTAAACAACAGCGTGAAATTGAAATTCAAACGCGAGAATTTTTAGCGCGCGGCGGAAAAATTCAAAACCCTAGCCGCGAATTAGATTTTGACGTGTTGCGCGAAAAGTTAAAAATAAATCCGAAAAATACTGAAAAGTGGAACTCGCCGAAATGAGTGAGCCGCGCGATTCCGTTGTTTGCTACAAATACGCGGCAGTTTTGAAAGACGAATATGTTGTCTACAACTTAGACCAACGGCGGTATTGCATTAACATTGAAAAAATCTCATTGAACGACTTGTCTTGCAAAATAGCAAAATTATTAACTGAAAATCCAACGCGGGAATATTTGATCTGGAAGAAACCGAATGCGCATCCATGCGTGGGTATTTGTACCACTTCGACCGGCGATAACATTTGCAGGGGATGTGGCAGAACAGTCGAGCAAATTAGAGATTGGAATCAATTCACGCAAGAACAAAAGAGTGAAATTTTGGAGGCGATACAAAATGGAACCATTTAGAGAATTACCAATAGGTATTGGTTCCATTTGCATGATTATTGGAAATTCAGATATGATAGGCATGGTTGTTACAGTAGTGAAAAAATACGAATCGGGCCACGCTAATGAAACATATTGGATAATTGCAAATTTCAATCGCGCTGTTAACCAAAAATATTTAATGAAAATAGGAAACGAAAAATGAAAACTCAAATATTTAACACTTACGAAGAATTTTTAAACCGCGAAGATAAAAGCGCAAACGGCGTTTCCCCGGAATTCGTGGAAAAATACCCAAACTGGGAGCAAATGAATTCGACAAATTCCAGCTGTTGGAATTGCACCTCGTGCAACTCGTGCAACTCGTGCAACTCGTGCAACTGGTGCCGCTCGTGCAACTCGTGCAACTCGTGCAACTCGTGCAACTGGTGCCGCTCGTGCAACTCGTGCAACTCGTGCAACTCGTGCAACTGGTGCAACTGGTGCAACTGGTGCAACTGGTGCAACTCGTGCAACTCGTGCGACTCGTGCAACTCGTGCCGCTCGTGCTACTCGTGCAACTCGTGCGACTCGTGCGACTCGTGCGACTCGTGCAACTCGTGCCGCTCGTGCCATTTGTGCAACTCGTGCTACTCGTGCGACTCGTGCGACTCGTGCGACTCGTGCAACTCGTGCCGCTCGTGCTACTCGTGCAACTCGTGCCGTTTGTGCAACTCGTGCGACTCGTGCGACTCGTGCCGTTTGTGCGACTCGTGCCGTTTGTGCAAAAACAAAACCGGCGAAAATATGCCGGAAGTTCCAGTTATTGAAAATATTCATCAAAAAATAGCAGAGCAAATAAATGCTCTGGAAATGTCACAATGGCATTCCCCGTGCGGCACAACGCATTGCCGCGCAGGATGGGTTGTCGAATTAGCAGGAGAACAAGGCAAAGCGCTTGAAAAAGCAACGTCAACACCTTTCGCCGCAATGTGTATTTATAAAGTGTCATCTGCTCGATTCCCTGAGTTTCGCGATTTTTATACCGATAACGAAATTGCGAAGAAATCAATTCTTGAGTTTGCTGGATGGGAGAAAGAACAGAAATGAGCAGTCATGCTAAATTATCCCCATCCAGCGGGAAGCGCTGGGCAACTTGTCCAGGTAGTGTTGCGTTTATAGATAAATTCCGCAAAGTTGAAAAACCAAATAGATACACCGCTGAGGGCACTGTAGCGCATCACATCCACGAACAGTGTTTAGTGACTGCCAAAAACGCGGACAGCTTTATAGGTGCAGTTTTTATCGAAGAAGGTTTTACTTTTATCGTTAATGAGGAAATGACTAACGCGGTACAGCAGTCGCTTGATTATGTGCGCGAACAAATTGAGTGCGCGGCGTTTAGCGGTCAAACTTGCGAAATAATTGTTGAGCAAAAAGTCAGTCTAAAACACCATAAAATCCCAGGATTAGACGGTGGCACTGCTGACGTGATTTTAATATTTCGAGATATTAAAACTGGCAAAATTGTTAAAATTGAGGTAATCGACTACAAGCATGGGCGAGGCGTTAAGGTCGATGCGGCTGACAATTTTCAAGCGCTTTGCTATGCCGCTGCAACTGCGTACATGATAAAAGATAAGGACAAATACGCAGAAATAAAAATCACCATTGCGCAACCGAGATTACATCACATTGATAGTTGGCAAATATCGTTGGATGATTTACAAGATTGGGAAAATAACGAATTATTGCCAGCAGCGCGTGCAACGTTGGAACCAGACGCGCCGCTAAAAGTTAGCGAAGAAGGGTGCCGCTTTTGTCCCGCAAAAGCACATTGCCCGCAAATGTTGAAAAAAGCGGAAGAAACTTTAATGAGTGAATTTGCCGATTTTATTTGTGTGGAACTGGAGGCAACAACTGCTAAGCAAAAATTGCAGATAATGCATAACAAAAAACTAATCATTGATTTTTTAGCAGCGGTTGAACATTACATTTTTGAATCATTAATTAGCGGTAGTGATGAATTTACCAGTGATTACAAGTTAGTAAACGGGCGAGCAACCCGCCGATTTACTGCGAATGCGTTTGATGAAATAACGTCGCCGCTGTTAGACCATTTAGAAGAAAATGATTTATATGAGCGGAAACCAAAAGGACTAGGCGCCATTGAAAAAACGCTAAAATCAAAATTGTCAGACAAAAAACTATTTGCAACCATAATGGAGGAAATCACCGAAAAACCAGACGGAAAATTAACACTTGTACCAGTGTCCGATAAGCGACCACCAGCGCGAGCAAACGCAGAAACTGAATTTGAAAATTATATCGAAACCGAGGAACTTTAAAAATGAAACGCGTATCTGAAACTATTATTTTAAATAACGTTCGTTGCTCTTTTGTATTTGCGACAAAAACGAATAAGCATGAAAAATACCAAATTCAACCGCTAATCCCCAAGGATAGCGAATTAGCTAAAAAACTTAAAGCCGCGCAAACCCGAATTGCTAAGGCAGCTTTTGGGGATGCAGTGAAAGCGGCGCGCCTCAAACTCCCGTTACGCGACGGTGATGAAGAACGCGACGGTGACGAATACGAAGGGATGTATTTTCTAAACGCCAATTCTGGCAACCCACCTGGAATTGTAAACCGATTCGGTAAGGCCGCCACTGATGTTGAAATTGACGAACAGTGCTACAGCGGCGCGGTTTTCACTGTGTCGATATCGCTTTACTCCTTCGACAGCAAAGATGGCGGTAAACCAGGGGTCGCGGCCGGTTTCAATAACCTGATGCTACGCGGCGGAAAAGGGGAGCGGATGGACGGCCGCAAGTCAGCGGCCAGCGAATTTGCGGAATTCACCGAGGACGGGGATTCAGACGACGAATTCGATGATCTTGATTAAAATTTGACCGTTTTGGCGCCTTTGGGCGCCTTTTTATTTGCAAAAAGGCTTACATTATCCGTTTCGTTCGCTTATACTGATTTCGTTGTTTAGGAAAAGGCCCACCAGATTCAGGAGTCGCGAAAATGATACCAAGCAACGCTACATTTCAAGAAGTCTTAACGTATCACGCCCCCGCTGGTGCCGAGGAATTCGCGCGCGAATTGGAAGTGAGGTTTTTTAACGAAGACCATGAAGTTATGATCACCAGCGCGGCGGAAGAAACGCAAGAGCGCCGCGAGGAATTACTAGGTGAGCAAATCTATTTTGCGCGAGAATTGCTTGATGGAATTATCGACGTTTTGAAAACAGAAACGCGTTCGCCAAAACTTATTCGCGATAGAATTTTAACGATAATCTCTAACTCAATGTTTGAAAGGTGAAAAATGAAAACTCAAATATTTAACACTCACGAAGCATTTTTAAACCGCGAAGACAAAAGCGCAAATGGCGTTTCCCCAGAATTCGCGGAAAAATACCCAAACTGGGAAAAAATGAATGTGACAAATTTCAGTTGTTGGAATTGCACCTCGTGCACCTCGTGCACCTCGTGCAACTCGTGCAACTCGTGCAACTCGTGCAACTCGTGCAACTCGTGCCGTTTGTGCGACTCGTGCACCTCGTGCGACTCGTGCACCTCGTGCGACTCGTGCACCTCGTGCTACTCGTGCGACTCGTGC